CGTGTAGAACGATGCCCCCGTCACCGTAGATTTTGACACGGATGTCTCCGTTCTCATCAAAAAGAACAATCTCGCCTCTGTCATGTGAATTGACATAGAGTTGCAATCTCTTGTCCTGCCCGAGAGCGTCCAAAAGCCTTAACATTACCGTTCCATCAACGACGGTAGAGATAAACGCTTTTGTCAAATCGTTATCATCTTTAATGGTAAAATCTCTCTTTGCAATCAGCTCATAGAGTTTTGCGATTCCCGAGGTCATGTCAATCTGTGAGTTGTGATTTATGTCCTCGATGACACCTGCCTTTATCAGATCCGCATTAAGCACACCTGTTGAGATGGCACTTGCATTGATACGGCCCTGCATATCGAGAGCAACCGCATCATAAGGACCAGCATAACCATTCGGGCTGAATCCCAAACCTCCGAGATTCCACCTCCACACCTTAGTCGCTGTGTTGATGTCATCCGTGTCCATTATCAGGTTTTCATCTGGATAACCGTCTCCGTTGCTATCATGTCCATTGATGACATAACCTCCGAGGTTTCCTGTTATTAGTTCTGTTGAACGTGCTATGGCCTGTGCCATAACAGAAGCAGAGGGCTTGTCAGCTATTTCTTTCTGCTGTGTTGCTATCGTGTCAGCTATGCTGTTCCTTGAATCTCCGAACGTGGTCTGAATGTAGCGCTCCTGCAGAACGTCCCAGACAGTTGCTACGCACTTAAGCGCAACGGATATGCCGAGCGGTTCAAAGAAGATGTGAACCGTGTCACAAAGGTCAACTCTGTCCTTAAGCGCTCCCATCTGAACGAAGTCGAGCGTGATCGAGCTGAATACCCTTGTGAAGATGTTATTTGTTATGTAGTTCGATGCCAGTGTTGCGAGCTGAGTTGCAATCGGTGTAGCACTCTCAGGATCTACGTCAGAGCTGAAGTCGACTGCCTGATCTCTGTCTACGTCGAGCACTAAGCCTGTGCTCACTTTCGCACCTACTACCTTTGTATTAGTCTCATCGTCGATGTAGTAAGGAATGACACCTGTGCAGAGGTTGCTCATGTCGATCTCTTGGGAGAGCTGCGTGAGGTTTTTACCATAGCGGATTTCCACTCCTCTGTCCTGTCCTCTGTTGAGCTTCAGAGAGCAAGCGTAGTTGTCGTAATACCATTCAGCGGTACCATAGACATCCAGGAGTGAACCTGCCTTGCCTCCGAACCACGAGCGGACCGAAGACGGTTCCTTGATCGTGAATGTTGCGGAGACTGTCTTGTCTGTCGTGATCGTGAAATTGCCTGCGCTCGATTCGAGCAATAGACAGGCAGCCACACAACTTGCAGCAGAACCGGTCGAGATGACCTTTCCGCTGAGATCGTAAGAGATGTGCTGAGCGTTTACCGTGAATTTGCCGTTCATCACCTTGCTCACCTTGTAGATCCTGAAGATCTGAGGATTGTCGGTGAAGTTAGGCTTTGCCATAATGAAGCGGTTGACCTGAATATCGTCTGCGTGAATACCCTGTGCGGTATATTCAAGCACGAGCTCATACTTGCCGTTTCTCTCTTCGCTGACTTCACAGCGTAAACAATCTGTAAGCGGGCCGAGTCCGTAATGTGTTGGCACGGTACCCTCTGTCATTGTTTCATACAGTATAGGGATCATAGGAACTCCTTAAATCGTGAAAAACCTCGGTGTTATCTTTACTAAAGTAGGCGAGCCTGTAATTGCTATCGTATTGCTTCCTGGCTGAATCAAAGGGAACGCTCCGCTTATGTCACTGTTCTTGTTCTCAGCTGACAGTCTGTAAGCGTTCATCTCATCGCAGTCAATGTTGATGTAGTCTGTTACATCAGCGCTGATCGTCTTGCCTCCGATCGAGACCGTGATGGTCGACGGAGTTGATACTGCGATGTAGATAAGAGGCTTTGAAGCAAACTTCGTAGGATTTGAGATAGAATCTCCGTTTACTACGGTCTGTGCTGTCTCTCCTGCCGTGAGGAAGCGTTCTGCCCTGCAAGTGAAGTTAAGTGTTGCCCTTCCTACCGATAGAAGCTCATTAGTGAATCCGTCTCCGCCTGAGTAATATGCCAGACGGTAAACATCGGGTTCAAAATTGTCTTCTAAGCGCTGCCATCCGTTCATTGAGTTAAGCATGGCCTCAAAGTTAGTGACACGCTCTGCAAGTGTTCCGTAGGTGTTGCCTCCGGAGTCTTCCTGTATGTCTTCAGGAATAAAAACGTTATATGAGCGATTCACGTCTTCCCAGGCATCTTCCTGGAAGATAACAGATCCGTTACGTCCGGGGACGTTGTAAACAGTCTGCTTTCGTCTCGCTCTTTCAAATGAGGGCGCTTCAGAAACCACCATGCCATAGTTATCTGAGCGCTCCCCACCGAAAACTATCAAGCCCTGCTTGTTAGCTCCTACTAATGGATTAGGCATATACTGCCTCCTTTCTACGAGTCATGGATTCGAGCTTGAATGCGATCTTGTCTGCAAGATCATCCACGCTCTGTCCTTCTGCTCCGTAGACATTGATTGTGATGTTCTGAGCGCCTTTTGCTTCAGCGATCATGTCCATCAGCTTCTTGGTACCTACAACTAATTCAGATCCACGCTCACCGCCTCCGAGAAGGTTGCCGTTCATCGCACCGAATATCGTGGCATTGTTGAGCAAGTAAGGCTCTTCCATAGCCTTTGCATACCAGGAAATACCGAATGTCGGTACCTTTGGCGGATTCAGACTGAATGAGCCTTTAATGCTGAAGTGCGGCAGCTTGATCTTCGGGAGTGACCAGTTGAAATTGAAGAAGCTCTTGATCTTGTCGATTCCCGACTTAACGAGTGTCTTTATATTCTCGAATATCGAACTGAACTTCTGCTTAAGGTTATCAAGGCCCTTCCTTGCGCCATCGGTCACTGAGGTCCACAATCCTGTGAAGAAATTGAGGATGTTATTACCCCAGCCTTTTACCGTCTCGATAATGCCCGAGAACGCACTCTTTACGAGATTTACGGTCCAGTAGATCGCATCACCCAAGAGGTCTCCCCAATTCTTAAGGATTCCCCAGATGCCCTTCCAAATAGCAGGCAAGCTGTTCCAGATCGCAACCGCTATGGCTCCGATCAGAGTAAGGACTGCATCAATGAGCATCTTGATCGTGTCTGGCTTTGTAAGTGCTATAGCGATCTCACTTACGACGGTTGTCAGAGCCTCTACGAGAGGCGGAAGGATAAGTGCGATATTATTGACGATCGTTGTAATCATCATTAAGAGGCCGTTTACCATCTCTGCTGCTCCGCCCTGGGATAACCAGTTCGCCAGCTCTAACAAGAGCGTGGTCAAGCCGGATATGATGACAGGAAGTGCGGAAATAACAGCTGACATGACACCCTTCAGGCCTTCGGTTATCGCAGGCATCATCTGAGGGATCATGGATGTAAGCGTTGTAATGGCGGAAACCACCAAAGAAAAAAGCGTGGACACCAAAGAAGGAAGTATAGGTGCTAAGCCTTCGATCAGAGCATTTCCGAGCTCCTGTGCTGTTTTGAAAATAGAAGGAGCAATATTAGTGAACTGATTTATAAGCCTCTTTAAGCCCTTAGTGACCTTGTCGGTACCTTTGCCTGCAAATGCGTCTGTAAGGCCCTCTGTGACCGCCGTAAGTGCAGGCAAGAATCTTGTAATAAGATTGTTCTTAAGGCCTGTGATGGTACCGTCAAGAGTTGTCAGGGCATCCTTAAAGGCTGCCGAGTTCTTGACTCCGCCATCCTTCATCACCATTCCATACTCATTAGCCTTATCAATGAGGTCCTGAGTCTCTTCCGCAGTTAAATTGAACAACGGTGCAAGGTTCTGTCCGGACTTACCAAAGAGATCGTTTGCAAGCGCAGCTCTCTCAGTTGAGTCACCCATTTTCTGCAAGCCTGCAATCGTAGCCTTGAACAGATCCTCACGAGACATCTTCTGCATATCTTCCATAGAGATGCCCAGAGCAGCGAACATCGCCTGAGCTGACTCAGATCCGTTCTTAGCATCGTCGAGCTTGTTTGTGAGAGTCTTAAGGCCTGTTGTCATAGAAGACATTTCGGTACCGCAGATCTTCATTACATAGTCCCATTCCTGGTAGGACTTAGTGCTCAATCCGAGCTTCTGGCTTGTCTTGTCGACTTCGTCACCATATTCTGCTGTCTGCTTTGCAGCGCTTACGAATGTCTTTGTGACAGCTACGGCTCCTGCTGTAACCGCTGCCATAGCGCCTGCGATGACTTTGGCTGCGCTCTTGATGCCTTTTGCCATAGCTTCGCTGAAGTTCTTGCCCGACTTTTCACCTGCTTCTTTCGCTGCAGGTTCCGTCGCTGCTCCCATTTCGGTTGCTATGGTCTTCTGTGAGCCTTCCATTGAAGGAACTATTGTCACATACGCTTTTGCTACTTCGATGTGTTCACCGTCAGCCATCTTCGTTCTCCCTAAAATACCATTTGCGCAATTCATCGGGAGTCATAGGATCACTACCGATCTTGCGCTGATTGTTGTTATTCTTTCCCGGTCTGGGATAAGCCTTAAATTTATTCTGACCTTTACCGAGCGACAGCAGGATCGCCTGAAGGATGTCGTATATGTCGGCAAGGATTAAATTCGTTTTTAATGTTGACTCCCACCCTGCAAAGTCGTTCATTTCACGAGCGAGGGCCGAGTCAGGACGCAGATTGAAGATAAACGAAGAGAGGGCAGACCACGGAAGTCTGCCCCCTAAATCGTTTAACGTGTAACCAGTTAATGTTAAGAGGTCGTATTCAAGTGCCTTGTGATGTTCATCTGCAAAACGAGCAAGGCTTAAGATTCCCCCAAAGTGCTACCGCCGTTTTCCTCCGAGGTATCGCCCCATGCTTTCGCAAGGGCCGTAAGCGCTGCCATGCTCAACGTATCAATGACGTTTTCGGGAATGTATTCCTTAAAGAACTCAATAAAAGTATTGATCTGTCCTTCTGTGTCATCCGTCTTTGTGATGGCAAGGAGCTTCTTTACCTTGTTATAAGGCAGTGAGTTTGAGAGAGGTAATGTGTAGACTTCATCGCCTATCGTTACCTTTAAGACTTCTTCGGTTAAATTGTTAAGATTTAATTCTTTTGGCATGGTAATTTCCTCCGATCAGGATTAGGAACCGGATGCAACAGCACCATCGTCATGCATGAGTGTCCATGTTCCGTCGATTGTTGTGTCCCAGGAAACAGGATCAGATCCGTTGAATGTTACGTTAGCAATCTCTGAAATGAGCGCATTGGAGCTTCCGATATAAGCTCTGGAATTGCCATCACGCATGAGGAACAGATATGCTGCAGGCTCAGCGGAAACATCGGGAGCAAACTCAACGCTTGTGAGGTTGCCGTGTGATCCGTTAGCTGCAACATAAGTAACATTGTTCTCGCCTACGAGTGTTTCAAGTGTTGACTTTGTTGTGTGGATGAACGGAACTGTGATCTGTCCGGGCTGTGTGTTGTTCTTACGCTCGGGATCAAGAGCCCAGTTTCTAATGACATCACCTGAAGGGAGTGCCATGTCGATTCCGTCTTCGCCTACGTTACCGATTGCAACCCAATCAGCGGAGAGAGATGCACCGGGATAAGAAGGAAGCGCTGTACCAGCAGGAGCACGGAAGGCCATGCCTGTTGAATCACCTTTTCCAATAAAAACGTTTGGCATAATATTGCCTCCTTTGATTAAGATTCTGAAATTGTGGCAGGTTTACGATGACAAGTGACGATCACTGTTACCGTACAGAGTTTTAAGTCAGGTCTTGCAGGATCGCTGCCCCATCTTGCGAGACTGTTTATTGTGACGTTGCGAAGCGCACCGAACTGGTCATCGGCTCTTTTCTGAAGGACACCGAGAGCGTTATTCAGATAATCGTAGGCTGAAGCATCTGTCTCAGCTCTGCAATCAATAACTACCGTAAACGTGTCGATCGTGTCCCTTGATGTTCCTCCTGTGTTTGAAACAAGCAAACACGGAAGGCCATACTTTTCGGGAAGAGGTCTGCAATAGATCTCAAAATAGTCCGTGAGAGCAAGTCTGATCTCGTCCTCAACGTCAACAGGTATTAGTATGTTCATGTGATCGCCCTCGTTAGTGCTTTGTCTTCAGACTCGGCCTTCAGTGAGGCTTTGTCAGTGGTGGATGCAAACCCGATATATCTTGTAGGAGCTTTGACGCTTGTTGCCACGAATGAATCAAGGCCCGAATTAGCGTTAGCCTTTTCAGCGATATTTTCAGCCACGCTTTGAACAAGCTGATGACAGCCCTCGGAACCGAGGATCTGTGCAAAGCCTTCTGATTTGAATTCGAGCCTGATGTTATTCTTAGCCATCGTCAGCCCTCCCACCTTGAAAGGTTCAGCTGCATATTCGACATATTCAAAGGACCTTTCCAGATCTTAGGATCTCCCATAATCGTGTAGACCTTGCCGTCATACTCGATACGGTCTCCTGCTTTGACATCTGAATCATCCGGGAGATATGCCGTCATGCTTTCGCTGGTACCTAAGACTCTTCCGTCCTGCGACAGTGTTGTTGCTGCAGGCTGAACGGAACAACCCTCGATCAGAAGTCTGTCGGTGTTGTTCCAATCAAATATGGTCGAGCCTCTTTCCGTTTTCGTGCCAGGTCTGATCCTGATTACTTCATCAGTACAAAATGAAGGGAGCATTTAGAACACCCCCTTCACCTTATACGGCTGTAATACATCTCTTGTGTTATCAGGTAAGCTCGAAGCGTTTGAGGAACCAGCCCATACACCGCTGTAAGATACCGAAACACCGCCTGCGCTCTCTGAGTTGACTCCGTAAGGATTTGATACAGCGTGAGATATACGGTCCGCTGTAAGTTCTTTGAGCGTCTGTGGTACACAAGGATAGCCTGCTTGATACTTGATGAAGATCTTTGACTTGCGATCGAGAGCGCCTACGTCGTAGATCCTGAGAAGACCGGAGCCCATACCTATGTCGTATTCAACAAGTTCGTCTCCGTCCCAATCATTTGTGTCAGCGTTCCAAACCGCATTTACGATTACTTTCTTGATGCAAGTGACGTATGTCGCAGGAAGCTGTACGAGAAGATCAGGTCCGACAAAAGCATCACGCAGATCTTTTACATTGTAGAGCATCCCACACGTCAAGGATGGAGCGATATGCCATCCGCAATAGTTTCTTATTGCCTCAGTCGCAGATGGGATTGTCGACTGGATTCTTGCATCAACTCCGAACTTGCCATTAGTGAAGTTTGTGAACTCACCGAAGGTAAGAAAATCGGAAAGTGTTTCCGCATCGATTATATAGCCCCACGGACTGAGCTTGCCGTGTTCAAATTCACTCATTTCGTAGATCCTGCCTTCCTCGACTTGTTAGCCGGTGCCTTCTTAGCCTTGTTTACAGGCTTTGGCTTTGCCTTTGTCTCAGGCTCTTCGACCTTTTCAGGTTCTTCAGCCTTGACCGGTTCGACTTTTTCAACGACCTGCTCGGTCTTGGGCGCTTCGTAATCATCGGGCATCCAACACTTACGGCCGTTAATCGTTGCAATCTTCATAGGTGCATGACTCCTTTCTAAAGATTTAAGAAGGGAGCCCGAAGGCTCCCCTCAAATTGTTGTGATTAGGAATTGCTCTGATCGAGGAGAACAACACCAGCGAGGTCAACAACAGCGCAAGCCTCACGGCACTCGCCAAGGAGGGTAACTCTGTTGTAAAGAGCATCGTCTTCGTTCTGCTCGAAGAGCTTAACGTCGATGCCGCCCTTCTTCCAAACCTTAACAGCTTCCTTTGCTACTACGAGAGCAGAACCTTCGGAAACCTGAGAAGATGCGAACATAGGAACACCCCAGATGGAAGCAGGGATTCCGAGAGCGCCATTACCATAAGCGCCAGAGAAGTAACCGCCACCGTAATACTGCTTGTTGCTGTCCTTTGCGGAGAGGAGAGCATAGATGTCAGCAGGATTGAGGTAAACAACAGAAGCATCGTACTTTTCCTTGATCTTAAGGATGGAAGCGAGGATTCCGTCTGCGAATGTCTTTGTTGTGCCATCGTATGTCTCAGCACCGATGCCTACGGTGGAACCGATTGCATTGATGATGAAGTTATCAGATGCCTTACCGATCTGATATACGAGAGAGTTCTCAACCTCAGAAGCGAGGAAGGGAGCGTCTGTGATGATCTCGTCTGTTTCCTTGATCCATGCAGCGATCTTGCTGAGTGCAAGAGTTGTGCCTGCGAAAGATGTAGATGCCTGGGGCTTCTTGTTGTTCTGAGCTGTTGTTCCGATACCGCTCTGTGTCTCGAAAGCGCCCTGTGTGAAGTATGTAACAGCGTTACCGCTAATTGTAGCTACAGAAAGGAAGTCCTCTGCTGCGATTCTCTTGGGCTGGGGAGCGATGCTCTTGTCTACGTCTGCGATTGTAGGAGCTGTAACAACTGAGTTGTAAGCCTTCATGGAAACACCGATGCTACGGTCCTTCATCTCTGCTGCCTGCTTTGTGAATTCTTCGATCTGTGACATTGTCTTTTCCTCCGATATGTCGTTATTGTCTTCGGCTGTGCCGATCATCTTCAGAAGTGCTTCTGCCTTCTCAGCCTTTGCGCACTTCTCTTCGAGTTCTGCGATCTCCTTGACGAGTGTTTCACCCTGCTCGATTGTCTCGGGGCTTACGTCCTCCGACTGAAGCTGAGGTTCAAGCTCAACGAGTGCAGCCTTCTTTTCTGCGAGCTGTTCCTTGATAGTCATGTTCAGGAACCTCCTTTTAATGAGTTGATTTTTTCCAGAAGTGCTTCGGCTCTTTTCGAATTACCTTCGCTCTTCGGTTCCTCTCCTGCCGGATTGACCTCGGGCTGTGCCTCTTCGCTTTTTTCCTC